ACCGTACCTTTCTGGCATAATTATGGTTATATCTTCCACGGTCCTAATAAGTGGCACGGCATGGAAGAAGGAAAAGAAATACAAATAGAAAGAAGAGGAATACAATTAAATTATGTTACCTTCAAAACCGACTGGCCAGTACACTAATTACGATTGGTGTAAGGAAACTTACCTGGCTGCTAAACCACATGTAAAAGAATTTAGAGTTGCAATTGATGTAGGTTGCCGTGATGGTGATTTTACAAGAATTATGTTAGATGACTTTGATTTTGTACATGCCTTTGATTACAGAAATAGAATGAAAGGTATGAACAATAACAAAAGATATGGATATTATCAAGTTGCATTAGGCGACATAAATAAAGATGATGTTGAGGCATACAAAGGCACCATTGGTAAAATAGGTAGAAAAGACTCTATCAAAGTGAAACAAAAGAAACTAGATGATTATAATTTTTCAAATGTTGACTTGATAAAGATAGATGTTGAAGGCTATGAAATGAATGTTATTAAAGGTGCAGTTGCAACAATAGATAAAAATAATCCTGTTTTAATTATAGAAGACAATGGCGATACAGGACATGACGCATTAAACTTTCTTCTATCAATTGGATATAAAGTACAAAGGAAATTTGAGAAACCAAATCCTTTAGATATAGTGTTAGTGAGGTAAAAATGGAAGAACAACAACTATTTCAAAAAATGAAAGAGATTGAGGCAGAATATCTTAAACCTCACGATTTCGCAAAATTTAATAACTACTGGTTACCAAGAGAAGTAGTTGAACAAAGTACAAATGTATTATCATATGGTGTACATAGAGATGTAGGTTTTGAGCAGGAGATGTGTGAACTAAATCCTAATTTAAATATTCATCTATATGACCCTACACCTGATACGGTAAAAATGTGGGAAGGTAATTTTCCACATAAAGATAAAATGACATATCATCAAAAAGCATATGCTCAAGGTGGTGAAAAGATGAAGTTTTATTACAACAAGAATGACTTGACAAAATGTTATTCACTACTACCATTACCACAATTAGGTGGTGGTGCAGATTTCATAGAAGTAGATACAATCAATTTAGAAAAGAGTTTAAATGATGTAAACGGCAAAGTTGATATTATTAAGGCAGATATTGAGGGTGTTTGGTTTGATTTCTGTAGAGAAGTGTTAGATTTAAATGTAGATTTCAAGGCATTTGCCATAGAGTTTGAAGTAAAACTTATTGACAACGATTTAAGTATTAGACATTACGAAGAATTATTAAAAGAATTTCAAAGAAAAGGTTACGATTTATATTTAAATAGACCTAGAAATAAAATATTAAGTGAAGCAATCATATTAAAGAAATGAAAAAAGTAAACGGCTGGTATTTACCAGATGATGACAAACATATCGCTGAGAAGATAGAAGAAGATACTCGTATGAATAGAGGTGCTGGTTTTCAGACCGAACAACGAGATTATTCTTTGGCATTAGCGGCTAAGTTTTCTAAAAGAAGAAGATTAGCAATTGATATTGGTGGTCATGTTGGTTTATGGTCAGTTGATTTAGCAGAATTTTTTAAAGGTGTGTGGATATTTGAACCTGTACCTCAATTCAGAGAGTGTTTAGTAAAAAACTTAAAAAATAAACTTGAAAAGAAGAATTACAGAATAGAACCAGTTGCTTTAGGTAATAAGTTTAATCAAGATGTAAAACTAAAACTAGGTGGTGACAATTCAGGTGATACACATATTAGTGATGATGGTGAAATTTCTGTACCAATTAAGAAGTTAGATAGTTATGGTTTAAAAGAGGTAGACTATATCAAGATAGACGCTGAAGGATATGAACTAGAAGTTTTAAAAGGTGCAGAATGGACATTAGCAGAAAATAGACCAATGGTGGTCATAGAAATAAAAGATAAACATTTTAAAAGATATGGCACAGAGTTTTTAGATGGTGTGAAAAAACATATGGAAGATAGAGGTTATTATATTGAGAATGTTATCAATTCAGAGGCATTTTTTGTACATAAATCTCAAAAAGTAAGAGAGTTTATGAATCAAAAAGTATATGCAAGGGAGCATGATAAATGAAAATAGCAGTTGTAACAACCATGAACAAAAGATTATATGATGAATATGGTCATAGGTTTTTAACGACATACAATTGGCCGTTTGATTGTTATGTTTACTATGAAGACAATGAGAAATTTCATCCAGTTATAGAAGAACATCATTTTGGTAGAGATGGTAAAACACCATTCTTCTATAGAGATTTAAATAGAGAGGCACCAGCATGTCCTAAATTTGTCAAGAGAAATAGTCATAGACAGATTACAGATAAAAGAAAAGATTTTTGGAAAGATGGTGTCCGTTTCTGTTATAAAGTATATGCTTATTCACATTTTATAACAACACATAGAGATTATGATGGTGTTATTTGTATTGACGCAGATAGTGTATTCCATAAAGCTATTGACGCAGAATGGATTAAGAAACACATACATAGAGATAATTCTATGATGACTTACCTTGGTAGACCAGTTTATACAGAATGTGGATTTTTATATTTTAACATGGCTCATAGTTATGTAAAAGTATATGCAGCTGAAATGGAACAGATGTATACCGAAGATAAGATTTATAAAGAACAACAACAACATGATAGTTGGATATGGGATATTGTCAGAAAAAGATTTGAAACAAAACACGGTGTAGAAAATCATAACATTGGCGATAATCAGAATGGTCATGTACAAGCTAGGTCTATATTAGGACCTGTTTATGACCATACTAAAGGTTTAAGAAAACAAAAAGGTAAAAGTCCGGAGGCAAGAATATGAAAGCAGGTAAAATATGGGGTCAGACAGAGTTAGTACATGCAAACGGAGTATTAGAGTTTCATAGAATAGAATTTAAAAAAGGTGTTGCTTGTTCTAAACATAAACATGACTTTAAGTGGAATGGTTTTTTCGTAGAAAAAGGTAAAATGTTAGTCAGAGTATGGCAGAAAGATTATGACCTAGTAGATGAAACTATTTTAAAAGCAGGCGATTTTACAAGAGTTAAACCTGGTGTATTTCACCAGTTTGAAGGATTAGAGGACGGCGTGGCGTTTGAGTTGTATTGGGCAGAGTTTGACCATAATGATATTCAAAGAGAATCAGTAGGTCATAAAGTCTTTGATGATGACGCATATACAAATGAGGCAATCTAATGTTAATGGTAATTGGTTGTGGGTTTGTAGGTGGCACGATTGCAGATAGTTTAGAACAATTAGGTCAAGAAGTTGTAAGAATAGACCCTAGATTAAATAAAAATAAAATTAGAGATTACAAACATGCCGAGGGTGCTATCATTTGTTTACCTACACCTACGGTCAAAGGTAAACCAGACGATAGTATAATTTGGAAGGTAGTGATTGGTCTGCCTGATATGAAAATACTAATCAAGTCTACCATTCTACCAAATCAAATAGAAAAATATCCTGAAAATGTAACTTATTCTCCAGAGTTTTTAAGAGAGAAATATGCTAAGTTTGATTTTCATAATCAAAAGATATCTGTATGGGGTGGTAATGATATACCTTTCTGGCTAACAAAGTTTAAAGGTTTAAAGAAACAAAATGTGATTACTAATAGAACAACAGCTAGTATGATAAAGTATGTACATAATAGTTGGTTAGCAACCAAAGTGGCATTTTTCCATGAGTTGTATAGTAAGATATATAATGGTACGAAGTATAATGATATGATAGGCATATTAAGTATGTTTGAAAATATAGGACCTAGTCATATGAAAGTTGAAAAACTAGGTTATGATGGCAGTTGTTTTCCTAAAGATGTAGAGGCATTTGCCAATTTCACCGATAGTGAGATATTAAAAAAAGTTATGGAAGTTAATGACAAGTTAGTGAGGTCAAGATGATAAATGTATATATTGGATTTGATGAAGGCGAAAAGGTTGCCTTTCATGTATTATCAGAGAGTATAAGAAAACACGCAAGTGAACCAGTATCAATAACGCCTATATGTTATTCTCAAATAAAAGAATTTACTAGAGAAAAACAACCTAATCAATCTACAGATTTTGCTTTTAGTAGATTTATGGTACCATATTTAAGTAACTACAAAGGGTGGTCTATTTTTATGGATTGCGACATGTTATTCAGAGGTGATATTGCTGAACTATGGGATATGAGAGCATTTAAGTATTCTGTTATGTGTTGTCAACACGATTATGTACCAAAAGAGGGTGTAAAATTCAGAGGTGCAACGAATCAACCATTTCCTAAAAAGAACTGGTCTAGTATGATGTTATTTCACAATGTAATGTGTACTAAATTGACACCAGAATATGTAAATACGGCAACAGGTTTAGAGTTACACCAGTTTAAATGGTTGCCAAATGACGAGGCATGTGGTAGTATACCACTTGAATGGAACTGGTTAGTTGGTGAATACGACTACAATGAGAACGCTAAGAATGTTCACTATACACTAGGTGGTCCTTATTTTAAAGACTACAAAGATTGCGACTATGCAGACGAGTGGTTTAAAGTATATAACGAGTTAAAGCAGATTGATTTATGAAGTTAGTTAAAGACAAAGTAAATGATTTTTACAGGTGGGTAAAAGGTACTGAACTTGTTGAGTTAGATGACATTGATGTATCAGAGGATCCTGTAAGACCAGAGTTGACACTAGGTTGGCGTATAACTCATGGTCGTAAAATCTTTGGACTACAATATGATAACGAAATAGAGGGTATTATATGCCTTGCTTTTACAAATGACATACCAACAACCGTAAAAGAAATGGATATGATGAGCGAACTTGCACACATCAAGAACGAAAAAAATATTGCTATCGCATACACCGTCTGGTCGAGAAAAAGAGGTGCAGGCAAAGAAATTATAAATAAGGTTTTAGAACATGCGAAGCAAATTGGTATTCAAAGAGTTGTTACATTATCTCCTTTGACGCCTATGGCAACACATTTTCACATAAGAAACGGCGCAAAGCAGATTAACATTAACGAGGAAACACAAAACTTTGAATATGAGCTTATCAATTAGAAAATTCATTGTTAGATTGCGAATGTGGTATGCAGATGTAAGAGGTCACCACGGTAAGAAATGGAATTACGAACCGGGAGATTATTACATGGGCAGACATTTAAACAGACGCAATGATAAAAACACATAAAATAGGGTGGCAACATTGCCTATCACACCAACTCTGGCCAGCAATTGAAAAAGGTTGGCGAGATGAAGGCCGTCCTGTACACTTCTTTTGGGGTTTAGCAGGTAATAATATTAGAGAAATACAGAGATGTATTGACTATGGTATAGAGTGGTGGTATGTTGATGTTGGTTACCTCACACAACAAATAACTAGATATCCCGAACCTAAAATACACGATTACGACAAAACATATTTCAGAATATGTAAAGGTAATATTCACACTATCAGATGTAAAGTTGGCGATGGTACAAGAGTATCAAAACTAGAAAGTCAAGGCATAGATTGTCTATTCAAAGGTTGGGGTGGTGGCGAAACTAAACATATATTACTAGCACCATCATCACCTACGGTAACTCATCACATTAATGGCATGACTCAAGAAAAATGGGTAGATGAGGTTACAACTGAAATTAGAAAAGTTACAGATATGCCAATTAAGTTTAGAAATAAACCTAGACCAGGAAATGAATGGTGGGAAACTGATATAAGAGATGACTTCAAAGATTGTCATGCCTTGGTAACTAATATGTCATTAGCGGCTGTTGACGCAGTAATGAATATGGTACCAGTATTTACACACCAAAGGCATGTATGTAGTTTTATCTCAAGCAAAGACTTATCTAAAATAAATAAACCTATGAAACCAGGTCATAAGACCATGAATGAGTGGATTAAAATGGTTGCAGATAACCAGTTTACTCTACAAGAAATAGAGAGTGGCGTTGCTTATGAGATACTTAAAGAACAAATATAGATGGTTAGGATTTTCATTAGCCGTCATTAGTGTTTTCATTCTATCAGGTGCCAATGTGGCAACTCAATGGATAGGGTGGACTTTTAGTGTAATTGCCTGTGTAATGTGGGTGTATTTTGGTTATAAAGATAAAGATTGGCCTAGAACTTTGATGGAATGTATGTATTTGATATTGTCAATAAGAGCAGTTTTTAATTGGTTGGGCATATGAATAATTTTGCTTGTGTATGTTATGGTGACAAATATGCCGTAGAGTATGTTCAAAAACTCTACAATATGGTAACTAGAAATACCA